GCCGAAAGGCTGTCATACAGGTTGTCTTCAATCGCTTCTTCAGTGATCGAAAAACCCAGCGCAATCGTTTCGTGCTGGTAACGGGCGGTAAATGCTTCTTGGGCGTTATCGTAGGCAATTGCTTGGCCTTCGTTTTTCACCGGAGCAGCAGAAAAACCCGACAGTTTTGTTTCTTCTTCAAACGAACGCTCAGAGGTTTCAGTCTCGAAAATCTCTTTGTGTTCTTCACCGTACTTTGCGTACTCCAGACCAAACAGGGCATTCAGCCCCGGAAGGAGTTCTTTAAGTAGTTGTGCGCGTGAGATAGCCATTATTTATTCTCCTAGACGCCGGTTGCAAGGCGATATTGATGAATGCCTTGGTTCCACGACACCAGAACTTCGACAAAGGAACCCGTAACCGGCGCGGTATCAGGCACAACGTCCACAACTTTAAGCGGAATTGCTGCCGTGGCTGCGGTGCTGTTCAGGACAGCAAACGCGCTGTTACCTGTGACCGTGCTACCAACGTTAGCAACCAGCGAAGCATTTCCGCCAACCATCGTTGCCCGTGTAGCTTGAGCAACCACAGTCGTGCCAGAAACAATCGCGGTCTTCATCACCAGATCGGGATCATCCGCAACATACGCGGTAATCGCAGTCGTAGTGTCCGGGGTGCCAGTGGTGCCAGACGGGTAGTACTGCCCAAAAATACGCTGGCCCGAAGAGTTGATATAGCTGCAACCCATGAAGATACCAACAACGTTAACGGTAGAAGCAGTCAGCACAGCAGTAGTAATACAGCCGTTAGACGACATCAGAACAACGTCACCAAAGAAAATGCTGGTGCCATGTGCCGTTTGGATCGGAATTTGCCGGGTTGAACCAGCAAAGACCTGTCCGCCCAGCAGGTTTACGGGGATTAGCCCGTAGGGGGCTGAAACAGTAGGATATGCCATTAAGGACTCCTGTTAGATTGGTTATTTGCTACCACGACCAAACGTAACGCCTGATTTGCGCTCACTAAAGAGCGGCATACGGGCATCGTTGGTCTGCATAAAGTTATTATCGACGGCTTTTTCTTGAGCGTCCGAGGCTTTCTGGTAAAAGGCAGCGCGTTGTTCCATAAATTCCCTTGGAATTTTGCACAGTAGAAGCCCACCGATCTCAATATTGCCTTTGAACCTGCTGTTAGGATCGGAAAACGCATGCATTTGCGGTTGCGACTCCGCTTTTACAGGTTCCCAACCTTCACGAAACTTTGCAGACGTATTCGTGGGGTCGAATTGCCCCAACAGTGCCGTCCGAACCCACCTGAATGCGTACCCTTCTTCCGGTTGAGGGGTGGGCAATCCAGTTGGTTGCACCCAACGTGCTGGACGCTGCGTAGTTTCCCTAGTTTCAGATTCACGACCCACGCGGTTTTCAGCCATTGTTATTCTCCAATCGTAGAACTTCCCGTGCATACGCTTCGTTAGTCAGGTTAAATTTCTTAGCCAGATTTACTTGCGTAGGCGATAGTTTGACTTGTCTAGGCGCGGTTGACCGCGTTGCTGGAGCCACAACATTAGCTGCTTTGCGCTGGACAGGTTTTTCCTGCTCCTGCGTTTGCTCTTCCTCAAAATTCTCGGGGAATCGCTTTCTTACTCCCGCGTCAATACGGTGGTAGTAATCATCACTAAGCGGGTCGATACCCGAACGGACTAGTTTTTCGTGCAGACCCAGCGCGAGGCTAGTCATTTCCTCGTCTACACCCCACCAAGTATTTTTAGACTTCCAAGTTTCTGCCTTGGAGTCAACTACTTGACGCGGTGCTTGTGCCTGATCTTCACGTTGTACACCTGTTTCTGGTGACTGTAAAGTAGGCTTATATTGTTGGTATTCCCTAAGTTTTAACTTAGCATCTGTAAACGCCTCTTGCGCGTCAGCAATTTTTTCAGCATCCCCTGCATCGTATGCCTGTCTTAGCTGTTCTTTAGCAGCTAAAACTTCCCCGTTTGCTGTCTTGGTAATCTCTTCAACAAACAGTTTTTCACCAGCACCAAGCCGTTGTTTTAACTGTTTATTCTCTTCAATATACCCATTGGCAAAACGCAGCGCCTCGTCTTTCTCGCGTGATGCGGTCTCTTTGGCACGGCGTTCGTCGTGCCAGACCTTTTTCATCTGCCCAAGACGTTTCTTTACCTTGTCGGAATACTCTTCAAGGTCATCCTTTTCAAGTTCCGCCACCAACTCTTGGGGCAGTGGTTCGCGCCCTTGGTCTGCTTTGGGAGTGTCGTCAACAATCTCTATTTGAATATCGTCTGCCGACTCTGTCTGAGCGCCGTCTGCCGACTCCGTTTTCGTAGCCTCATGCGGAAATTTATATTCGTCCATGTGCTGCTCCTATGCCCTTGCAACACCGCGAGGATCGTCAACTACTCCCTCGACGGCATCGTCATTGATGATGCGGAATTCCCTACCGTGGATTTTCAGCCTTGATCCCGTATTGGGACGTACCAGAACAAAGTCACCCTTTTTGCACCAAGCGCCAGTTGGGAATCGCTTTTCATCTTTATAGCAATCCGGCCCAAATTCCATGACAAACAGCACTGTAGTCAGGCGTTCTTCAGCAAATACGGTTGCATCCGCCTTGATAATCCCGCTATCAAATTTATCTTCGGCTTCAGGAACCATGCACAGAATATGAAACCCGGAGGGGTTTGGTATCTGTTTAGCTTTCTTTTCTGCTGTCTCTGGTAGCGGTGTTGCGTCTGCACCAATCAGTAGTTCACTCATCGTTTCCTTTCTCCATACGTTCTGCAAGGTCTGAGATTAATTGCCTTGCGTACTCCAGACCTTGGATGAATCCGCAAAGTTTTTGATACTCATCATATGTTTTGGCAGCACCACCACCTAAATGCTGTTCTATTGCAGCACACCGCTCATTAAGATTATCGATAAGGTAGTCAAAAGAACTATTGGAGTTCATTGGCTGTTAGACCCTTTTGGAGGTTGCGCTGTTTGCGTCCTGCTTTTTGCTATATCAATACCCAATTTTGTTCCTTCAAGTTCCTGCTTGTTTTGTTGTTCCGTCTGGTGTTTCTTAATCTCAACACCCAGTTTTGTGCCCTCGTAATCTTGCTTCGCCTTCAAAGCCTCTTCCTTGATGCGGATCTCATCGGCCTTGGCAGCAGCGTCCATCATGTCTTTCTTCGACTTGCGCTGCACTTCTTGTTCTTTAATCTGGAGTTCTTTCTGCTGCATCTGGATCAGCGGGTCTTGTTGCTGTTGCTGGGCTTGTTGTTGCTGGGCTTGTGAGGTGTTCTTCTGCAGCAACTTCATCGCCGCTTGTGCAGCAAGCTGGGACAACTGAACCTCAATCTCCGGGGGCAGTACGCGTTCTTCGGCTTCATCCCCTTCTTCAGCCATCGGGGGCAGCGCGGCACCCAACTGTTTCTCTATTTCCTTCCTGTACGCAAACGCCGTATGCTCCATGACATGTGCAGCCGCCGCTGCCATAATTGCTTGGGCTTGCGGGTTCTGGCCCATTATTGCGGCAATTTTTGGGTCTTTCATTGCAGCCATATGCACCCCCAAATGCGCCTCATGGTCTTGGTACAAGAACGCCTTGACTGGCTTGCCGTTCAGCAAGTTCATGTTCTCAGACACAGGATCAACCGGCTTCATGTTGGTCTTGTCAGGCACAATCTTGGACGCGTTTCTCATACCCAACGTCTCAATCATCTGACGATGCAGGAACGGCAGGTCGTAGATCTGGGGTGCAGTCTGGGAAAGCTGCAGCACCGCTTGATACTGCACAACCCTCTGGCTCATCGTCGAAGCATTGGGGTCAGACACCGGGATGACATCCACCAGATCATAGTCGGCGCGTTTAGCCCTGCGACTACCTACTTCAGGCTCGTAGTTATATTCTTCAGGGGTGTTGTCCCGAATTATCTCGGCCAACAACTTGAACTCCTGCTTCATGGTGTAGTGAATCCGCGCCTGAACCGCGCTCATCACTTTCAACACCCGCTCCAGAATAGCCAACGTAGTCCCAACCGGGGACTGAGCAGACATATCCGATACTTTCAA